GCCACGTTGAAGTTCATTAGATAAACGTTGACACTGGCTTGTGAGAACGGATCAAAGTTTGACGAAAACGGACCAGCTGAATCGCCAAACGTTCTACGGAAAATTTGTCGAACCTGGATGGTTTCTTGCGGCAAGGTATAGATGTTTACATCCTTAACCAACTCCATAAAGGTATAACTTTCTTCATACGCACCCTGAGCACGTTGACGATACACACCTATTGTTTTTTGGTATGCAGCTTCATAATGTTCTGCATCCAGTTCAAGGTCAATGATCTGTGAAGCCAGTTGTAACTGCACATATTCAATGAGATTTTGTTTCAGTGTGTCAAGACTTGATTGTTCTTCAATTGCCATCGTAAACTCCGTTGTTTATATTTATGGTCTTAATCGAATCTGCTTTAATGTTAAATGTACTGGTTGAATTCTTTGCTTTGTTAAACGACACTATGGTGTGTGCATCTACATTTTCTGGGCAAAACTTGCACTGTTCAACGGGATCATCAATTCTATCAATAAATTGTCGACCCCGTGTGGCAAACTCGTCAATTGTAAGTGGTTTGTATCTGCGTAATCCACTCAGCAAGAAACGATCGTGCTCGGACAGATCAAGAGGATATTGCTTATCAAATTCTGGCAACAGTCCGGCTGGACCACATTTGTACAACTTGGCCCAGATAAAATGATAACTTTGAAACTTTTGAAAACCACAGTTTTCGTGTGCCACAATAGGGTCACTTTGATGCAGGGTAAGCTGGCCTTGATCATTGGTCACTATGGCTGATTTACTAAACTCAGTGTACACCCAAACATGTACATGCACACCGTTGCTGTCAACAAACGCATAGTCTGCACCCCAGGTTGCTCTGGTGCCATCGGACTTGAGTGCCTCTTTGCCTTCATAAAATGTTATGTCGCCTCTGAGAAACTTGCGTATCTCTTCAAAGTACTGTGGTAAATCTTCGATGTTATGCACACTGACACCTATCCAATTACCATCTTCTTCTCGGTAGTTTAACAGTGCTTCGTACAGGCCAGGCACATGGTTCAGGCGAGTGCCGTTGGTCAGTACATTTACTTTTTTACCCCACAAGCGATTGAGTCCAATGATCCAGTCGCATATGGTTGGATTTAACAGTGGCTCACCACCCAAGATAGTTACTCGTTGCAGTCGGACTTTTGTGGCCCACTCAGTGTACTGAGATTCATAGTCACTCCAACGTTGCCAACCTTTGAAGTCGTAATCATTGAATCTATTGCACTGTGGACAAGTTAAATTGCAAACATTGGTTATGTAAAACTCAATGTTTGGAATGTATATTCTTGGATCATCTGGGTGCTCGTCTGGAAAACGTGTAGGATATCGCATCCATTACTTACCAGCTCTTGAGTATGATCAAGTTCTCTGTGCCACGTCCGTTAAACGCAGTTTCTGTAGTGGTCAAGTCCTTGTAGATCTTCCTAGCGGCTGGCTTGCCTGCGGCTCCCAGGGCCTTAAGAACATCTGCAGGCTTGCGCACAGTCTTTTGCAGGCTCTCTACTGTGCTGAATCCAATCACGGAGTTTGACTTCACAGTAAATGCCTGTGTATAGCTGTCTGCCACAAGATGGATCAGCTTGCGTTTCTTAGTGTCATACAACCAGGCTTCTGCTTTGTCCACCAAACTTGCGGCCGGTAAACCTTTGAGCTTGAGCTCTGCAAATTCCATCACATGTTTGAACTTGGCAGCACGTTTCTCAGGTGGCACTACTCGAACTTTACGCGGCTTGCGTTCAACCTTTTTAATCTGCACGTAGGCACCGCAGTCCGAAATTACCAGTTCGCAGAACTTTACGCAATTCCGTAACTGCACCTTGCTCAAGAAACTGTAGCCCTGCACCAGGTCCGCATCCTTGCCTGACACTGCCGCATCAAATTCCTCTAACTTGCGTGTCCAAATTTGTTTAATGTCATTGACCATTTGCGGAGCAACATTCATTGAACGCATAAGCACCACAGGTTTGTAGTCTGCCGTGAGTTTGGCGCCGCTTGTGACAAACTCATCAAACAACCCGTCTAGTTCACCCGCACACTCTGACACCTTCTCTCGCAGTCGGTCCTGGATTGTGATTTTTGGCACTGCGTCATCCACTGCCGTTTCTTCCGCCACAGCATCTTGTTTGGATTCTAAGATATCTTTTAGCAAATTATCCAATTTGATCTGCTCATGCTCGTTGAGCTCTAGGCCCACCTGACTCATGCGGCATAGCCATCCGGTGGTCAGTCTGATTGAACTGTCCGGAATTTGTTTAAGGGTGCGCACATCGTTTTTACGACCATGTGTTTCTAAATAGTTCACAATCATTTCACGTGCGTCTTTTTTGCCGTAAAAGTAATTGTACCAACTGAACGCATGACTAAGAGCACTGATACGACCTTCGGTGGGTTGTGTTTTCCAAGTAGGCTCCATGCCCATGGCATTGGTATCTGCACTGCGTGGGTTTAGCGGTTTAACGGGTTTAGTTGCGATCATAATATTCCTTACTTAGTTCTGGGCAAGTGTTTTACAGCGTCAAAAAGTTTAGCGGCACGTTTAACGTCAAAATTTTTGTGTTTGTACATCCAGGCTTTTTTACGTTCTGCTGTTTCCAGTGCCTCTACCAGTTTCCATTTAGTGTCAAAGTCTGCAGACATTATTATACGGCTCATGTCCACAATGTCCAATGCGTACTCTACCCATTTTTCCGTAGCTTTTACTTTGTAATAGGAAGAATAAAAAGGTTTGCCTTTTGGGCCTGTGTACTTTGCTAAAAAGTTAACAGCTTTCATAACATACTCCTGGAGTGGTTAAGTGTGTATTATAGCAAAGATACATTTAAGTGTCAATCTTTTCTAAAGTGTTGTTTTTAGAACACAGTGTTGCAGATTGGGATAGTTCAGCCACCATAAATAACGTATGCCAAGATTGTCACTCTATCGCCCCAATCGCACCTCTGACTACAAGTTTCTGGATAGAACCATTGCAGAAATGTACACTGTTGGCGGATTAGACATTTATATCCACAAGTACATGGGTCCGTCAACCGGAGACCCCGGTGACGCAGACGCTACCTTACCTGTTTACGACACTTCAAATCCGTTGTTCATTGAAGATTTGTTGTTGCTGGAAAACCGTGATCGCCAGTACGATCCAGATGTGTATATACAACGTGGCGTGTACCGTGTGGCCGACGTTGACTTTGATCTTACCCAATTTGGCCTGTTTCTAAACAACGACACCCTGTTTATCACGTTCCATTACAATGACATGATTGACACAATTGGGCGTAAACTCATGTCAGGTGATGTGATAGAAATCCCCAACCTAAAAGATTATCATCCGCTAGACAAAAGTCTAGCCAAAGCATTGCCGCGTTGGTATGTAATCCAAGATGCGTCTTTTGCTTCAGAAGGATTTAGTCAAACTTGGTTGCCACATCTGTGGCGGGTCAAAGCCACTCCCATGGTCAATGCTCAAGAATACAACAGCATTACCAAACAGGCATTTGAACCCAACAACATCTGGGATCCCGGCAACTATTATCCAGCCGGTACTGTTGTGAACAACGGTGACAAATACTACACTGCTGTTGGCAATGTTCCGCCTGGCACAGACATAACCAACACTGCCTACTGGACAGAAAAGACACCAGACACCATTGCAGGAAAAACTTCTACTCGCACAAAAGACCTAGAACTGAACGATGCAATTTTGGTACAAGCCGATGTTGAGGTTCCACTGACCGGGTACGACACAGTGAAGTTTTATATTCTTCCCACAGCAGAAGATGGACAACCTGCACAATCAGGCCTGACAGCAGACGAAACACCACCCACAGTAGATGGTACCCAAGGCGGCGAAGGTACTACGCCACGTTCAGATGGCTACACAATTGGCTACTTGACCGGTGACGGCATTGCGCCAAACGGATTGCCTGTGACTGCAGGTGTTAGTTTTCCGGCAGGGCCTGCAGTTGGCGACTATGCACTGCGATTGGATTACTTTCCAAATCGCCTGTTCCGCTTCAATGGTGCGTCATGGGTCAAGATTGAAGACAAGGTTCGTATTAAACCGGTGTTTGAATCTGAAGGACCGGCAGCGTCACAACGAGCCAGTTTTGTCAACAACAGAAATACAGTACAGACTACGGACCGTGGCGCTATCCCAAGTCGTCAGAGTCTCAGTGAGATACTCAAGCCCAATGCAGACAATGGTGGTTAACCAACAATGACAACAGTAAATTCAGCCGCAAATCCAATGTTTTTTTATGACGAACAGATACGTCGCTTCTTATTACAGTTCACCCGTATCTTTTCAAACTTTCAAGTGGAGTACGGACGCAACGAAGAAGGCACAGCACACACTCTAGTGCGTGTGCCCATACGCTATGGTGATTCCAGCAGACAAGTGCAAACCATCATGCAGAACAACTCTGCCAGTTTCATGACTTCTGTTCCAATGATGAGTTTTTATATTTCTGGATTTGATTATGATCGTCCTAGAATGCAAGAACCCTACTATGTGAGCAACATCTCTGTGCGTCAACGCACCTATGATGATGTCACTGACACCTACGAAACCACACAGGGTAATGCGTTTACTATTGAACGCCTGATGCCGGTGCCATACAAACTAACAATAAAACTAGACCTGTGGACCAGCAACACCAATCAAAAAATGCAGTTGTTGGAACAGATTGTGGTGTTGTTTAACCCTGCGTTAGAAATTCAAAGCACAGACAACTATCTTGACTGGACCAGTTTAAGCATTGTGGAACTGGAATCAACACAATGGACCAGCCGTTCTGTTCCAATGGGCTCAGAAGATCCCATTGATGTTTGCACAATGACATTCACCCTGCCAATTTGGATCAGTAGCCCGGCCAAGGTCAAGAAACTGGGCGTGGTTGAACGTATCATTGCCAACATATATGACGCCAAAGGCGATGCATCAAATGCAGTGTTAGACAACGACTTACTGTTGGGCACCCGCATGGTAATTACACCATGGGATTATCAAACCTTGTTGATTGGCAATAAATTACAAGCATTACGTCCCAGTGCTGTGATTGACGAGCCCAATGCCAGTTTGACGCCGCCAGATAGCCCGCCCAGTAACTTGTTATGGACAGCCCTGGTTGGTGCTTACGGAGTACTGCGTCCGGGAATCAGTCAGATCTTTTTAGAGCAACCTGATGGCACTGAAGTTGCCGGAACAGTGTCGTATGACCCCATTGATGACCGGTTTATGTTGTATAATATAGATGAAGACACAGTTCCGCAAAACACATTATCTCCGGTACGTTCTGTTATTGATCCGTTGCGCAGTGGACCAAACGAAGGCTTGCCTGCACCTGCAGATGGTCAGCGTTATTTGTTAACTGAAGACACTGGCAGCGACAATGGCTACGCTGTGGCCTGGCAGGGTGTGTTGGGGCAACCGTTAATTGCCAAACGAAACGACATTATTGAATACTTTGATCAACGTTGGCAGGTGGTGTTTGAAAATAATTCCAGTCCCGACAACTTACAATACGTAACTAATATAACAACTGGAATTCAATACAAATGGACAGGCACAACATGGGTCAAGAGCTATCAAGGATTATATCCCGGAGGACAATGGAGAATAGTACTGTAACAGCCGTGGGCGTTTGGTTCTACAGTGTGAGCACACAACGATATCTGTATCTGTTGAGAAACGACTCACGTCATCCAGACTCCTGGGGACTGCCTGGTGGTAAATTTGAAGCCAATGAAACACTAATGGAAGCAATGACACGCGAGTGTACAGAAGAACTGGGACACATGCCAGAATACTTACGCTTGGTTCCCATAGAAAAATTCACCAGTGCCGATGGTGGATTTGCGTATCACACATTTTTTTGCAGTGTGGCCCAGGAGTTTGTGCCGGTACTGAATGATGAACACATTGGCTGGGCCTGGATAGCATCTGGAACATGGCCGAGACCCATGCACCCTGGACTATGGTCAACTGTGAACTTTGATGCTGTGCGTGACAAAATGGCCACTGTGGAACACAGTGTTCAGATGTCGCAGTGACTTATAAATGGACGAACGTCCATGCAAGCGACATTGGCGTTCATACGCCACTCTTTGGGCACATTAGACTCTTCACCAATGAATGTAAACTTGGTGGCAGGGTACGCCATTAGCACTCCGTTCACATGTGCAGACCATTCACTCACAGTGCCAACTGTGTCATTGCTGTACCCCAGTGCATAAATTTCTTTGTGGCCGTCAAATGCTGCCATCCATAACACCAGAGCTTCTAAGGCCATGAGTGTGTTGTAAGGTATTAGATAAAAATCGCCCGGATGCATCAAAC